CGGGCGTCTTCATCCGTGATGGCAAGGTGCGTCAGTACACGAGCGCCACCGATGATTTCACTTCGGGGATGGTAAACAAGATGTGCGCCAATGCCATCGGGCACTTCTACAGGGAAGGCGAAGAATGAAGGGGATCAGGTATGGTGGCCGCACGTATCAGGTGCGTGATGGTGTGGTGTACCTGTGCAAGATCAGCAAGGCCGGTGAATATCATTGGGCACGTGCACCGCACACCTATCACCGCGTGATCGCTGCCGTGCTCGCGCTGCACGAGAAGGAGAATGAGAAGAGTGGATGCGCCGCGTGATACGCGGCCCGCTGGGAGCTTCGGAAAGGCCCGCCAATGGTAGCGGGCCTTTTTCTTTTACGAGCCCGTCACAGGCCGTCATGCCGGGTTGGCCGCAATGAAGTCGCGCACCGTTTCACCGAAGGTGCTTTGAATCGAGCAATCGAAGTTGACCACGCCCCACGGATCGCCGCAAAAAAGCTGATACACGATCAGCGCCCGCACATCAAATAGCTCGCGCGCACCGTACATTTCGCCCATGAATTGCGTGGCCCATGCCGAGCGCTGATCATCATCATTCGACTCCTTGCTATTCCATTCGGTGACAATGATCGGCTTGCCATACGCGGCCTTCAGGTGATCGAGCAAATTGGTATTGGGCTTTTCATAGTCCATGCTCATATCAAGCATGCTGCCGTAGTCTTCGTAGTTGTGCCAGTTCGTGATATCCCATCGAATCGGTGTGTGGCCGGTTGAGCCATCCGGCTGTGTGCCGTGCCAAAGCATATCCGAGCACGCGAATGAACACGCGGTGAAGCCGTTCGATGCGACTTGCACGGATGATCCACCCACGAGCCGCAAAGCCGATGTGCATCCGTTGAGCACGCCGCGAAGGATCGGGAAGATATCGTTGCTGAAGTCTTCCGGCACACCGCCTTGCACCGATTGCACCGGCACCCGGATGCCGTTCTTCGCATCAAGCTCATTGCCCGTTTCGAAGATGCCCACACCGAGCGGCACGAGCGCTGATGCGGTGGTATAGGCCGCTTCCCACCCCGCATCAAAGGCTTCGCTTTCCGTGGTGAATAGCTCACCGTCTCCGGTGGTCATGCTCAAATCGATGCAACAATCCATGATGATGCCGGTGCCCTGTAAAGCCTTCGCGAGCGCGCACAGGTAATCAAGGCTTTCGCCGCCACCTTCCGAAGTCACGCGGTAATAACCCGGCTCCATGCCCATCATCCGCAATGCTGCTATCTGCTCATCAATCGATTGCGGATAGTCGTAATGTCCGTTCGCGCCATAGAACATGATCGTGATGCTCCCGTAACGTGTGGTGATGCGGGTGAATCATTCCGCCGTTTCAGTGCCCGCGCTGCCAAGCTCGCGAAGTTCAATCACCCCTTCATCTTCGCTTTCATATTCATCATCGGTGCCCGCCTTTAGCACGAAGTCGTGCACATTGTCGTGATCGATGATGACGCGGATATCGTTCGCGCCGAGATTCACAATATTCACTCGCATGGTATTGCTCCTTTCGTCAAAAAAAATCCGGCTCAGTGCTGTGTGCCGGGATGGAAAAAACGTTGTATCGGCCCGCTTTCGCTCGCCGCATGTCCGGGTAGCTCGATGCCGCCGCCATGCCCGCCCGTGTCGTCTATCGTGTTGGAATTGCCCCGCACATACACGAAGGTGCACGCACCGATCACGGTGAGCACCGCGAGCGCCACGAGCACCACGAGCGGTTTCATGTTGTGTCTCCCTTCGTGTCCGCCGATTGCCCAGGTAGCTCAGGCCACTCGATACCCATTGGAAACCCGGCTTGCTGCGGCACATCGCGAAGCGCCTGCCGGTATGTTTTCCACGCATCGATATCGGTGCGGGTGGTGGCGGGTGCATCGTCCGGTGTGGACACCTTCGGATCGGACCATTCAAGCAATGAATCGCGATAGTGCCGTGCGAGCGCGCTGCGGTACTTCCCATCGTGTGCCGTGAATTGCGCATCAAGCTCGCTGATATCGGGTAACGGGATGTCCTTCGGCTTCCATGTTGCGAAGTAGGGCGGCCCCGCCTGATTGCCATCCGCATCAATCGCATGAAGCACGAGGTAATCGGTGCCGTGCACAAGTTGAGGCCACTTTTCAAGGATCATCAAAACCACGAGGTCATGGCAAAGCGGCCCCGTCACAAGTTTCGGGTTCATCAGTTGTTCCTCAAATACGTGCAAAGAAGATAGATGCTGCTGCCTGAGTTGCGCAAACCCACGAGCACATAAGGCTGTGCCACCGCCACGGTTTGCCCGCCGTTGATCGTGATCCATCCGCTTTCCTGTGCGCCTACCTGCCACTGACAATTCGCATTCTTGTCGGCCTTGTAGGCCGCGAGCCATTGCGATAGCCACGCACCGTTCCATGCCGCCCCGGAAATATCACCGTTTGTTGCGATGTTCGTGCCGCCCACGGTCGATTGCGTGGCGACATTGAAACTAGAAAATCTGAAATTGCCCCCGTTATCCATGTCGGCGACGATAAGGTTGTAATCGTTATTGATCCACTGCATCCCGCCGCCTTCCGTGCCTCTCCCGCGCATGTACATCACCGTGCCGTTGGTGCTGTACATGGCGGCTTCGCCATACGTGTTCGGTTGCCTGAGTTCAAGCCGCCCGCCGTAAATCTTGCATCCACCGTTGATGGTCGCGGTGCCGCGTGTGATCGTTGCTCCGTTGTTCTCTATCTGCAAATTCCAGTATTTCAGTGTGCTATCAACGAATCCAATCCCGCTTCCGCTTGCCGCCCCCGCCGTGCCGTATGTGCCGATGTAACCATAATTCCCACCCGCTGCATCCTGATAAAAAACGTTCGTGTACTTCATGATGAGCGAGCCGGTCATCGTGTCGCCGGTCTTGCTCACCTTGGTGTTCGTGGCGGTGTTAATCGATGTCCTGATGTCGGCAAGAAAATCATCGAGCGGCCCCACGGTCACCCATGCATCGTTCGCATTCGTGCGCCGCTTCAGAAGCTTCGCAGTGGTATCACCCCACCACATACCCGGATAGGTTTCAGTGGGTGCCGTTGGCCCCGCACTATCCCCGATAAGCGCGAGCACGATGGCATTCAGTTGCGTGCGCATGTCCAAACCGGACGGATGCGCCGGGACTTGATACGTGGCGACTTGGCTCATAAAAAATCTCCGGTTGCGCTTACGCGTTGCATGGTCGGACCTATCGCGATCCGTTGCGCACGCAATGCTTCAAGATCACCACTGAGAAGCGTGGTGTAACCAAGGCCATCAAGATCGGTGTGCTCATACCCATAACCCCGCGCGATCCAGTCGCAAGTTTTTGCGATGCCGGTGCCTGCCGAGTTCTGGAATTGAATCGTGAAGCCGTAAGCACTCTGTGCGGTGATGGCCCACTTGTCACCACTCTGCAAGCCTTGCGCGATGATGCTGATGGCGGGTGCATCCTTGAACGGCACCGTGAATTTGATGGCCGTGCCACCCGCTGCCACCGGCACATTGTTTCGCGACTCGATGCGATCCGGCACATCCACCTTCACACCGAGTGTGATGATGCCGATGCCGATGGTGTTATCAGGCACCTTCTCAACAAGCTTGAAGCGCACCGCACGAAACGTTAGATCGCTCACCACAAGGCGGGTATAAGGTGCCCAGTCCGCTTCACTGGCGGTGGCCGGATTCACATTGGTGACGGACGCCATCACGAGCGCGCCACCTTCATCGATCTTGTCTCCGTCCACATCAGGCCGCAAATCCCAATCGGGCCACACGTCCACATCATCGAGAAGGCCATACATCGCGCCATCGAGGTAAGAGCCGCACCGGCACGTGTACACCTTGCCCAAGTCCACGGTCTTATCGAAGGTATAAACCGGTGTGGTGGTCACCGCAAGCCGGGTATCCGGGTCTTGCGCGATATACATCACGCCGGTGCGCACCACGAGCCCATCCTTCACGCCTGCGAAGGTCGGTTGCTGCGCCATGTCCGCTACCACGTTGTAATCGCGAAGCGGCCCGGTGGTGCTGATGATGTAGGCCGGGTTATCCGAGAAGGCACCCGATGAATTCTGAAACTTGCCGAGATAGGTGCCCTTCATGAGCGGCACGAAGCCATTGCTCTGCGAGCCCGCGAATTGCGCGATGATGTTGGACTCTTCCCACGTCACCGCCGTGGTAAGCCGCGATGAATAACGCACCACCACCTTGCCGCCCACGATCACATCAAGATCAGTTGCGGGTAACCACGTAAGCTGTGCGCTGTCGTTATAGATATCAAGCTGAAAGCCATCGATATCTTCTGGCGGCTGATTGAGCGCGCGAAGCTGCACGGTGATCGTGGCCGGTCCACTGCGCACACCGATGCCGTTATAGGCCCACACGGTGAAGGTCCATGATCCTTCCTTCGTGGGTTGCACATCGATGCTCGCCATGTTGCTATCGACACTGAACGCCTTGCCATCCGCATCGGTATACAGGATCGTGTAGCGCACCGCGCCGAGCGGTGCTAACCATGAGAAGGTCGCACGCGCCGCCACCACCACCGGACTGATCGCATACTTCGACTCCTTCACCGTGAGTTCGGTGCAAGGCGCGATATTGAACGGATCAATGATCGAGGTAGGGAGTGGCTGAAGCTGTATGTTCTGTTCGATGGCCGCGAACTTGTCTGGCCGGTACGCCACGCCGCTGATCGCTATGTTGCCGTCTTCATCTTCGGTCGCACCGATGCACCGCCAAAGTTCGTTTTGCAGGTAGTTCGCCGCTGAGATAGACCACACACCATCACGCGATACCGGCACCGAAAAGGCGGGTGAGACATTGAATGAAGTCGCGGTGCCGATGGTCGTGGGTGCGCATGAGCGCGTCTCAAATTGCCCATTGCTGAGAAGCACGCTCATCGTGTAGGCCACACCACCCGTTACCGTTACAGGTGCATCCACATCCACGCGTGAATCAGTGCCGCCCATGATCCGCCCGCCCATGCGCAAGCCCGCGCGCACCGGGTCGGTGGTGCCGAAGATATCGCCGGGTCGTGAGAAGGCCGCATTGATGCCGGTGGTGAAGGTCACCGTTTCGCCTAAAAGCCGCTCAGTGAGCAAGGCCCACTTGCCAATGCGGTGCGCCTGCCCGCGCGAGATGCACCCGAAGGCCGTCACCGCAAGCTCACGAATTCCCCATTCGGCAATCGCATCTTCGTCTTCCACATACTCGATCACCTGAGCACATTTAAGATTCGGGTCGTTCCACGTCACGAGCGCGCACGTGTGCCGCTGATTGAGCGGTGTGCCCACGTAATTGAAGGCACCGTTGATCACGTTCGCGCTCGTGTAGACCACCGACACATCACCCGGCATATCCGCCGCGAAGCTCAGCGCGCCGCCCGCCCAGAAGATTGCGCCATTGAAGATGCTGGCGAATTGCTGAAGCAACTGGATGGCATCGCTGCGGGTCTGCACATAGCAATTGCAGGTGTAGCGCGGCTCCACTCCACCGAAGCCATCGGGCACCGATCCATCGCAGTATTGACCGATCACATAGAGCGTCCACTTGTCGATCATTGCGGGCGAGATATAGCCGCCAAGCCCGAAGCGTGCGGTGGTCGCGAGGTCATACGTTACCCACGCCGGGTTATCACTCCACGCAATCTTGAAGGTGCCATCCCATA